ACCAGCGCCACGTCAGCCTGACGATAACTACCCTAATCCGGTGATGGTTGAGGAAGTGGGTGGTCACTTCTAATCCGGTTAACCCACCCGAGCACCTGGTACTCCCCAGCACCAGGCCGCATCGGACTGACCCTTTGCACGGAGCCTGCCGCAACTCGGCAGCGTAGCCGTGATAACGGAGAGTCAGCCCGATGCGGACGATTCTGCACCGCGCAACGCGGCCCCCTGCATCAACCCACCAATTCCAACACCACCCGCATGCACTCCCCTCCGCGCCCAACGGCAACCAGCGGAATGGATGAGTGCAGCCGAGTTTTGTTGGATCAACAAGATGGAGCACGCCATGAGCAAAGACAACAGTGAGCCAGCGTTCCCGGCTCCGGAAGCATCAATGGAGCATTGCGGTAAAGCTGATGGATACACCGGCATGACCCTGCGCGACTACTTCGCGGCCAAGTGCGATATCGCGGTGTACGCGCCTGTCGATTCGCTCTACCGAAAGCATGGGCGCAACCCAACGGTAAATGAGCTGGCTGCGTGGATCGCCGAGGTTCGCTTCATCGAGGCTGACGCCATGCTCGTCGCCCGTTCCGCCTAACCCAAACACTGGAGGTCGCCATGAGCGATTGGATCAAGACGTCCGACAAGTTGCCTGAAGGCGACCAAGAGGTCATGGCAAGCGGCTGGCTGTTCAACGTCGAGAACAGCACCAGATGGGTTCAGCCGGGGATTTTCTTCGAAGGAACGTTCTACCCATACAAAGACAAAGACGCGGATGACGAAGACGTACACGTCAGCGATATCGGCGACGAACTTCATTGGCCGTCGCACTGGCAACCATTCCCCGCACCACCAGCCGAATAGCCCCGTCCACTCTTGGAGGCAACCATGAACGCAGCACTGAAGATTTGTCAGGCCATTCACGACGCGCAGTTGCCTCCGATGGTGATTGAGAGCGCTCAGGAAGTGGCTCGGGCTGAGTGGCTGTACAACGCCGCTGAACAGCTGGTCAGGTTCGGCAGTGACGTTGTGTTTCAGCGCCGGATGCGTCCTCAGCAAGGCGTGACCATGCAGCAATTCGCCTTTGCGGTTGATGAGCATGTGAACAGCCGGCTGGCTGATTGCGAGGTTCAAACCTCAGCGCTGGGCTGGCTGCTGATCACCGCCGAGCGCGGACAGGTCGACAAGACCGCTACAGCCGAGCTGCTAGGCCAAAGCGACCACCCGCTGGGCAAGCTTGGCGAGATCGCCGAGGCGCTGCTCAAGCCACTGGCCAATGACGCGCTGAAGGCTCAGGCCGAGGATGGCGCGCCGTGAGCCCGCACATAGCGATCGACAAAGACATCGATGAGCTGACCCGCGAAACCTGCCCTCCTCTCTACGAGGTGCTGGCCCTGCGCAACATCGCCAGCTTCCTGCAGGCGAACACGATCACCATCGAAGAATTCCACCACTACTGCGAAAGGCTGAATCGTGCGGTTGCGAGCCGGCCAAGGAGTTGCAATGAGCACTGCACCGGTTAAAACGCTGATCGATGAACAGCTGGATGAGTTGCCAGAGCATATGGCGGTGCCAAGCGACCGTCTGCTGATGGTGTTCAAGGGGCTGACGATGTGGGACGCCATGCAGGCAGCCGAGCGGGCTCACATTGAAAACCCGGAGGCATGGAGCCGGCGCGCATGCCTGTGCGGTGAATGGACTCTGGCGTATGAGGTTCGGACATGAGTGAGTGGATCAGCATCACCGACAGCCTGCCCGCGCCCAACAAAAAGGTCCTGGTGTGTCGCGTAGGCAAAACCCGCCACCAGCCGTTCTTTGCAGTCAGGAAGAATCGCGAACTGAAGCCATGGGAATACATCGACGGCGATACCTGCCACACCAGGATCACACATTGGCTGCCGATCCCGGATATGCCGAAATGACCACCTACCAAAAAGCCCGCAGGCTCTACGTCTGGCGAGGCTCGGCAATTGTTCTGGCCGGCTCTACCTTCGTCATGCTGGCCAGCTCCTACTGCTCCCAGCTCACTCAATAACTCACACCTTCAAACGCTGCGTGCATCGCGGCAAGGATTCCCCGTGTCCGCAAATACCGAACTGGCCGTCGTGCCGCCGCAAGAAACCGCCCTCGCCGTCTACTCCGCTGAAAAAGGTCTTGAGCCTTGGCTACAGAAGATCCGCACCGAGATCGACGGCTTCACGCCGGACATCAGTACCCGCAAGGGTCGCGATGCAATCGCCTCGATGGCCTACAAGGTGGCCCGGTCAAAGACCGCTCTGGACGACGTCGGCAAGAAGCTGGTCGCAGAGTTGAAGGAAGTGCCGAAGTTGATCGACGCCGAGCGCAAACGCGTTCGCGACACCCTGGACTCATGGCAGGAAGAGGTTCGGCGCCCACTGAACGAATGGCAGGCTGCCGAGGATGCCCGGGTCGATAAGCACAACGACGCCATTGAGCGCATCCGGTTGCTGGCCGTCGATCTGGACGGCATCACCGCCGAAGACCTGGCCGACCGCGTCGCTCAGCTTGAAGCAGTTGCTATGGGTGATGACTGGGAAGAGTTCGAACCGGAAGCCGCTCGCGCCAAGGACAAGGCCCTGGGGGTGCTTCGCGCTGCCCTCACCGCCCGCCAGCAATACGAAGCAGAGCAGCTGGAACTGGCGCGACTGCGCAAGGAGAAGGAAGAGCGCGACAAGAAGGACCACGAAGAGCGAATCGCCCGCGAGGCTGCCGAGCGCGCCACTCGCGAAGCAGAAGAGAAAGCTCGGCTTGAGCGTGAAGCTGCGGAACAGCGCATCCGTGATGAAAAGGCCGCCGCCGAGAAGCGCGAGAGCGACCTGAAGCTGGCAGCCGCCGAATCCGAACGCAAGGCTGAACAAGCCAAGCGCGAACAGATCGAGGCCGAGCAGAAAGCGGAGCGCGATCGGTTGGCAGCCGTCGAAAGCCAGAAGGCAGCCGTTGAGCAAGCCAAGCAGGAAGAAGCGGCCCGCCAGAAAGCAGCGGCTGACGAAATCCTGCGCCAAGAGCGGTTGCGCGAACAGGACAAAGAGCACCGCCGCACAATCAACCTTGCGGCTCTTCAAGCCTTCGTGAAGGGCGGCATGACCGAAGAATGCGCAAAGCAAGCAATCACGCTGATCGCCAGCCGCCAGATTCCCGCAATTTCAATTCAATACTGAGGTCGCCATGAGCAATCTTGCAGTGAAAGAGCAGGTCGAGCGTTTGCCGGCCATCCAAACCGAGTCGGCGACCATCATGTCGATCATCCAGCAGGTGGCCATGAGCCCCGATGCTGACATCGACAAGATGGAACGCCTGATGCTGATGCACGAACGCTTCCAGGCTCAGCAGGCGAAGCAGCAGTACGACGATGCACTGGCTCACATGCAGGAAGAAATGCCGGTGATCGGCGAGCGCGGCGGCATCAAGGACAAGAACGGCCGAGTCCAGAGCACCTATGCGCTTTGGGAAGACGTGAACGAGATGATCAAGCCGGTGATGGCCAAGTATGGATTCGCCATTACCTTCCGCACCCCTCGCAACGAGCGAGGCATCGAAGTCGAAGGTGTGCTGAGTCATCGCGCTGGCCACCGGGAAGTCACATCGATTGTTCTGCCTGTCGACGCGTCGGGCAGCAAAAACGGTGTGCAGGCAGTCGCCTCCAGCGTCAGCTACGGCAAGCGCTACACCGCAGGTCTGCTGCTGAACTTCACCACCACCGGCGAAGACGACGACGGCAACGGCCCGGCCGCGCAGGTGACGCCGCGCGTGACTTCGGCCCAGGCCGCGCAACTCGCCATCCTGTTGGAGAAGTGCAGCGACAAGGCGAAAGAGGCTTTCAAGAAGATGCACGGCACCCCGGCATCGGTTGAGAAATCTCTGTTCGACCAGGTGCTCGCAATGCTCACCAAATCAGCGACCCAAAACAGCAAACCGGCCGAGGACAAAGGCAATGAAAATAATCAGTAACGTAGAGCAAGGGACTCAAGAGTGGCTGGATCTGCGCTTGGGCATCGTGACCTGCTCGGAGCTGGACACGCTGCTGGTCAACGGCAAGGGCGAAGCAGGCTTCGGCGCCGGCGCGTTCACCTACATGAACACGCTGATCGGTGAGCGCATCACAGGTGAGGCCGCCGATCCGTTCCAGGGTAACCGCCACACAGAGCGCGGCCATGAATACGAGGTCATCGCCCGCGGCCTGTACCAGTCACAACTGGACGTGACCACCGAACAGGTCGGAATCATCCTGAACCACGGCATCGGCTACTCGCCTGACTCGCTGATCGGCGAAGACGGCCTGTGCGAGATCAAGACCAAGCTGCCGAAGTTTCAGGTGGAAGTGATCCTCTCCGGCGAGATCCCGAAAGAGCATGTTGCGCAGTGCCAGGGCGGTTTGTGGGTATCGGATCGCGAGTGGATCGACTTCGTCAGCTACTGGCCGGGCATGAAGCTGTTCGTGAAACGCGCCTACCGCGACGAAGTGATGATTCGCAAGATGAGCGAACGCGTCAAAACCTTCTATGAAATTC